GGATGTATTATGCTATTATGATTTCCAGCCCATATGTGAGAGCTAAAGAAACAGCATCCATAATTAAAGACCAATTCCATAAAGCGAAAATTTTCTCATATCTTGAAAATCCTCTCATTGTTGAACGTGCATGGGGAAACCTACGCGATGAAGTGGAGCAATTAAAGACAAGGGAAGAGCGCAATCACCTGTTTGATTTCTATCGTCGCCCAACAGGAGGGGAATCGTTTGCTGATGTTTATCAAAGGGCATTCATCTTTCTGGAATATCTCAAGAACAAATTCAAATATGATAGAGATGATCCATGGGACAGAGAAAACAATATCATCATCGTATCCCACGGTGAATTTCTCAAGGTTCTGCTTATGATCATCGATGGCAACACCGTGGAGGAATTCGATGGTCTGCCAAACCCCAAGAATTGTGAGATCATTATGAGAACAATCCAAGGTTAAAAACTAGAATACAATAACAATATGTTTAAGCTACCATTAATAATCATCGGCTGTGTGCTATTCTTTATCGGCATGTCCATCCCTCTGGGATTCTTCGGACTGTTTGGTATGTTGCTGGCACTGGTCGGCACGTTCTTTCTCTCCCGTCCTTTCGCATTGGATAGCGGATTTGGTAATACTCCCGCGTTCTTCCTGATTGGCATGTTTGTGTTTATCCCATCGTTCTTTTTAGCTGAAAAGCTATTTATGGAAATCGGGTTAGATAGCTTGACAAGTGGGGTGATTAGGCTAACACTTTGTCTGGTGGCAGGGGTTCTGTCCTTTCTCTCAATCTCAAAAAATTAATAATATGGCACTATATAAAAAAGTATGGTTTAACGCTGGTTATCGAGATAATCAGAAAAACACTGAAAATCCCGAAGCGATTTGCCAAGAGGAATGGAGTCGAATGGTGGATGAGGTTGAAAATAGTAGCTATTCATTCACATTTTTAGTGGAACATTTTCCATTCTATAAACAAGGAGTAACAAAAGCATATAACGAAAAGAACAAATAACATGGCTAATAAAAAAACGAGAGCAAGTCGGGCAAGAGGATGGTGTAGTTCCTTGGATGAAGCTACCAATGGGAACAAAATCTTCAAGGGAGACGTATGCGATACCGCATGGAACGCCAAGGCATCCAACAAGAGGGCGCGAAAGGTCTATGGTAGATCACCCCAACATGGTAAGGACTGATGGGTAGTATCTTCAACAGGCGTAAGATTCTCCATGGCTTTCCAAAGGATGGACAGAAGATCAAAGCCATTGCAAATGAAACCAATTCGTGGTTCACCAATGTAATAGAGAATACCAAGAAGCTGGAGATTGGAAGAGAATATACCGTTCTTAAAACCGAATTAAATTCATCCACATCTTATGTATGGTTGGAGGAATTCGGGAAAGATATGTTTTTCAATCTACATAGCTTTGAATGGGAAATGCCGAAGCTTGATCCGAATGATCTGATTGGGTTCTTTGTTCTTGATTTGCATATGTTAAATTACAAATATGGATTGGGTATCCAGTGGAAGGATGATATCCGTTGTGATGGAAGTCCCATGCTTGTGGTGAAGTGTGAGAACGAGGAACACAAAGACATGGTGACGAGCGCATCTTTTAAAAACTAGAATATAATACGAACATGATCAAATTCATTACAGAACAAGAAAAGACGGAGAACCAATTCCAAGATGTGGAAGATGATCAATTCTTCATTGATTGTTTGGGATATCTCTGCCAAAAGACGAATGATGTTACATATACAATCATCGCAAATTCCTATGGCATACCTTATTCAGATCATCGTTTACATGTCAAACGAGAGGATAAAATCGGGAAAATCCTTCCAAAAGTAACCAAAATCGAATTTAAATAATGCACCCAAAATTCAATCCCCAAGCACTGCTTAACAAACCTCTGGAAATCTCCTACTGGAAAGATTCCGCTGGCGAGGACGCAAAAATCGTTGACATTGGCGATGGTCAGTATAAGATCGTATTTGAACAAGCACCGGAAGATGACGAACAAGACGATCCCTTCATCTGGACAACCCAAGAACCCGAATCAGTTGAAGGGGATACAGCATTCTTCCGTAACATTGGAGTGACAAATTTCTATCTAAAAGTAAAACAAAAGAACAATATGAGAACAACCGTGAAGGAACTGAGTGAGAAGCTGGGGGTGGATACCGTTTATGTGAACGGATTTCTCCAAACCCTAATCAAGATGGGCAAGGCAAGCGTGGTGGGCAAGGTGGAGAAACCTGCCGGAACAAGGGGCAAACCTTCCAATATCTACGAAATCAACGAAGGGATCGTGGATTGATTTTTTTCGATAGATTGGTGTAGTGGTAGCACGGCAAATCCGAACAGGACAACCCTGATT